TTGTAAGTAGTTACTTCTTTATTATCTACTTCTTCTACTGTATCTTCATTTTTATTTGAATTGTCTAAATCAAAATTAACCTTTTTTCTAACACAAATTACAGATAATTTTGCTTCAATTTCATCTAGAGAGTAATTTGATTTATTTTCAATGACATCTTTTTTATCTTCATCAGATAACATATAGAAACTATTGATTAAAGCGTCTTTCTTTTCGTTATCTACAGCTTCTTTAAATGTTACTAATTCTTGATATTTTTGTTCCATTTCCGCATAATTAGCTTTTAAGTCATTTAATTCTTGTTCTAATAAAGCATAGTCTTTAGATTCTTCAACTGTAGTTTCAACAGTTTCAGTTTCTACTTCTGTAGTTTCATTAGATTCTACTTCTGCATCTACGGAATTATCAGTATTGTCTATTGAAGGTTCTTCAGTAGCTACTTCCTCATTAGTAGCTGTTGTTTCAACAGCTTCACTTTCAGGAGTTTCTACAATTTCTTGTTCAGAAGCTACTTCTGTAGTAACTTCAGTTTCAACATTTTTATCTTCTAGTTCCATTTTGCATCCTCCTTTTAATGCATGTTTTAGATCTTGCATCATTGTAAACAATGTTTTTTTAAAATCTTCATCCATTTTAGTGAATTTTTTACTTACTTCTGGTGCGGTAATGCTTGAGCCTTCGAAGCAAGGTTCAACATCTTCACCTAAAATGCAAAGCTTTGAAAAAATTGCATCATTTATAATGAAAAAATCCATACCTGTATTACTATTTGTTGACCAGTGTCCATCCAAAGTTTCATCGTCTAGTTCCATAGATTGAGGTCTTCCTTCATCTATAGCCAATTTAGCTTCTTCATATTGACCAGTCCAAAGATACCCAGTAGTCATAAGATATTCTCTAGTTACCTTATTCCCAAAATCATCAGTATCTTCAAATTTTTGAAACCATACTTGAGCATCAGGTGCAACAAAACCATAAGGTTTAGTTAAACATTCAAATTTTACACCTTCATCATCAAAAATAATTTTTTCGCCATGGTCTCTAAAATCTTCTTTTTCTTCCTTATAATATCCAACGATAGGCGCTCCGCGTAGAGTTTTTGCCATTTCTGTCGCAACTTCTTTTGTTATATAACTATGATTTCTATTTTCACCTAGATATAAAACTTTTATTTCACAGCTGCTCATTAGTGGGTTAATCTCTAAAGGTTGTAGATTAATAAACTCTGGAGAGTCTATAGTTGCAATTGATTGATGCATCATAATCATCTATTCCTTTCTATATTATTCTCCACTTATTTATATATAAATAAAGTGAATAATAATTTTTCTTTTTTTGTCCTAAAAATTTTTATGATTGACTTTCTTTATTTAAAATTGTTTTTTCTGACTTTTCATCATCTGCTTTTTCAGGTCTTCCACCCTGATTATCACTATTACCGCTTCTATTTTGTTGATTAATTCTATTTAATACATCGCTATTCATTGTACTAGACATCATAGGAGGTATAAATACATTAATTAAATCTAATAATTGATTTTCAAAATATGCATTTGCAAGTATTGTACTTTGAGCTTGACCCATAGCAATTTGTGGTAACATTTTACTAAATCCAACCTGCATTTGTTCTTTATACATTTTAGCCATATCTTGATAGTTATAAATTGTTGTCGTAAGAATTTGTGCTCTATAATAATATTTTTTAGGTTTCTTATTATATTTTTCAATTAAGTCATTCATAAAACTTTCAAATTGCAATATTAAATTATATAATGAAGCTGCATCATTTAAAATTGATTTTTCAAGAGCAATATTACCATCTGTATTAAATTGCATTTGAGAAACACCCGCTTCATTATAAACAGAACGTTCTACTCTTTCTAAATCATCTGTTGTTGCAGAACTTCGGTTATCACTCATATCCGCAACATCTACATCTGCAAAGGTTGTTAAAACATCAATTCCAATGGCTTTTTTTAACATAGCAACTGCATTATTATGTAGTTGTTGAGCTTCATCTACATCAAAAACTAAATCTCCATTTTTATCAATTGGCATCTTTTGAATAATAATCTTTAATAATTCTTGAGCCATTTTTTTCTTGTCTAAGTCTTTAGCTTCATCTAAGTCAATTAACGCAGGAATAACTGACATAAACATTGGAGTATCATCTCCATTTAAATTAAATTTAATAGCACTATTAGCCTCTAATAAATACCATCCCTCTTTATCTCCTGCAAACTGAGGTGGTAATTTTCCTTCTTTATATAAGATATATCCTTTTTTGAACTCAGAAGGAAATAAATTAAGTATTTTTATTCTTTGAGTAGTATCTTTAAATGCTACATCAAAATATTTCATATTAAATTCTACTGCAGGCTTTCCATTAACTATAAATCTAGAGCGGCAATAATTTACCGGTAACTCTTGAACAGTAATTCTTTTTGCAGTAGGTATTAAATATCCATAATAGCAACCATTCTTAGCAACTTTTAATGCTATTTCCCCAAAAAGTCTTTTTAATTCAGAATTATCTAAATATAATAAAATTTTATAAAATTCACTTAATGCATTATCCTGGTCTTTTTCTGTTGCAGCCTCTTCATTAATATAAGGAGTAACCATTCAATCGTATCTATACATATAAGCCATATATTTACATAATCTTGAATAAATACCACTTGTTTCAAAATAAAAATTAGAAATTTCACGCATTTCCGCATAATCATTGTTATAAAGAGACTTAAGAATTGCTTCTTTTCTAGTTAATCTTTTATCAACTTTTTGATAGCTACCTAAATCTAAAATAGCATCTTCTAATGTCTTTGCTCCTACTTTAATTTTTGAAAAATCAACAGGAACAAAATTATTTTTTGCTTCAGAATTATTGGTGCTATCAACAAAAGACATTTTAAAGCCTTTCTTTTTTATTTCTTCTTTTCTGTTTATCAAGATAGACACCTCTCTTTATCTCTTACTTTAGTATATCATATTTTTTTATTCTTGTCAAAAAATTTTAATATCCACCTTTAGCATAATATAAATTCATAATATAATCATAATCAATTCTTCCCTCAACAGTATATGGTATTTCTAATAAAATAATATTATGTTTTTGACAATATTCTTTCTTTTTCATATCATTATATTGCTGTTTGCGCAATCCAGTATATCCTCCAAATTTACTTTTTGGCATATAATGTTGTATTCCTTGATATTCAATTAAAAATTCTAAATTATGCTCATCATCAAAAATAGCAAAATCAAATCTTAGCGGGCGTCCGCTGGTACTAACCAAATCTGGAAAAGAATATTCTTCTTTAAAAACAACTCCAGCTTCTTGCAAAACCTCTTCTATTTTTATTTCTCCTCTACTTGCTCGCATTGTATGCCTCCATTTTTGTAAAATAATAGATACACTAAAATATTTCTGTATTAATATCAATATTTGTGTATCTTAATCAGTCAATTTTGTCCAATTTTTTAATTACTTGAATAAAAAACCATATTAGCTATGTTTTTCTTTTTTCTTTTTCTTCTTCTATCTTCTTCTTGTTTTATATAATACATCCCATATTCAAAAGCAGAAAATTTATCTTTTTTAATTCCTCTGTTGCTTTGTTTTAAAATAATATTAGTTCCCTCATTTTCTTCTGTAAGATTTAACATTTGGTCTTTAAGAATTGTAGTTTGAGTATAAGGCATTAATTCTTCTGCTCTTTTATCTGGCGTCATATTTTGTCCCACTTTTGTTGATAATAATTTAGTTTTTGCTTGATTTTCATCTATTAGAAACTTTACTCTACCATTATACATTTGTGTTTGAACATATGTATGAGCTTCTGTATTAATTGGAGCATTTGCTTTAATTAAATACATTGCATCATTTTCTACTCCTGCGCCTTTTATTTTTTTATAAGGTTCTACTATATCCTCAGCTGTTCCACCAGATACTCCAAAAGGAAGTAAAGCATCCCCAGTTTCTGGGTCTAATTGAGCCTTAGTCATAAAATCAACTAAACCAACACCCAATCCATTAGCATCTATTACCGCCTGGCGCGCTTTATATTTATAAAATAGTCTTTTTATATTAATAGCTTGAACCTCAAAATCTTCTGCCTCAAAAGAATAGATATTTACAATAGACTTTAATGCTGAACCTTGAACCTGTGGAGTTACTTTAATGACCATAACTTCAGTAGTACATTTTAAACGACCAACATCGACTCCAAGCACATAATATTGTGCTTTACTGTTGCGGCCGCTTGCCTCTCTTTCAGGCTGAAGTAATACACGATGTTGATCAAACTTCTCCGCGGAGAAAAATGCATTTTCCGCATCCCCGCTTCATTCAGATTCATATTCTCTTGAAAACGAAGAATCATTATAGGTTCCATCCAATTTTAAACCTTGAATAAAGTTTTTAGGTTGTAATCCTTCCATAACTGGAATTCTTCAAGTTCCACCAAGCATAATCGCTTCTTCAGGATTAATTATTTGTTGTATCAATATTTGAATTAATTTATCATAAGAAAATGAATTTTTCCATCCCGCAGTAGTAACATAAATTTGAGATTTATTAGCAACCTCTTCTTCATGTCTAGAGCCATCAGATAAACGTCTATCAACAACCATAGTAGGTATAATAACTTCATTAAGTTGTTGCTGGTCAATCAAAATAACCTCTTCCATTAAACCACCTGTTGCTCTTTTACCACGTGAACTTTGTTGTGCAGCCATAATATCCAATTTACTTCCATTTTTAAATATATAGGTTACTTCATTTTTAGAAGCTTTTGATGCTCCTCTTGACCAATCTATTTCATTTTTTAAACCAGGAATAAGTTTTACTAATTCTTCAGCTTTTTCTCTGGCTATTCCCGCAGCTTGTTCTTTTCCTCCTGTAGTAACAAAGAAATGAGCTCCAGGATATAATACACAACGCAACATTAACACTAATACAGCTAAAAATGATTTAGAGTAACCACGTGGAAATGTTGCATAAGCATATTTATGACGCATAACCGCCCTTAAAAATATTCTTTGATAAAAATACAATTGAAAATTCTCAGGATTGCTACCACATAAAAATTCTATAAACATATCTGGATACTCTCTTCAATAGGCAACATATTGTCTAACAATAGGTATTTGCGCTTTAATACGCTCTTCTGATAAACCTATTTTACTATTTGTTCTTGATGAAGATAATTCTAATAATTGTGCTAAAGCCATTATTCATCACCCAACTTTTCATCTAATTGTTTTTGTTCTTCAATAGCATTATGATATTCTTCAAAATCATTATCATCTAATTCCATAACCTCTTGGTCAAAACTTTCTTCCATTTCTTTTTGAATTTGAATCTTTTTTAAAGCATCTTCAATTTGTTGACCAAAACCTAAATCTTGAGTAACTAATTTTTTAACATAATCATTCATATCTTTTAAAGTTGCATCAACTTTATCTTGTGGAACATCTGTGACAAAACGTGGTATAAAACCATCTCTTTCACACAATGCAATTAACTCACCAATTGAATCTATATATTCGTCTTTATCATCTTTATTTTGCGCGGCAGTAAATTTTGCAGTTTTTCTTAAACTCTCACTTACTTTTGAGATTTTTTGAAATCCTTCAATATCTCCACTATCTAAATATTGGTTCATTTTTAGATTAGTTTTACAAATTAAAATTAATGTATTAATAGTATCTGCATCTTGAATATCAAAAGATTCAGTCATTTCTTTATAAGTCTTTTCTAATTCTACTCATTCTGCGGGTTTATATAATCTTCCCCATTTCATTGCAAGATAAGTTTTATCTTCGTCTGTTAAATCTGCACCTAAATCAACTAAGTCGTCTTCTGACATAAAAGCACTGCCATCTCCGTACGGATTATCAACTCCTTCCGCAATGGGTTGAGCATATAATTGTTCTTGATTTTGAGTTGGAGTACTTACTAAAGTTTTATATTGTGCTTCTGTAATTTCACCATTATTTAACTGCTCTTTTAAATGTTCTTCATATTTTTCTCTTTCAACTGCAACCGCTTTCTTTTTTTCTTCATTCAATGCTTGTATTTTTTCTGAATCTGCCCAACCATATATTTTGAATTGCTTTAATTTCATTTTAGATAGATATTTCCCAAAAACAGACATCCCTGTTAAGTTTGGATTTTTTGCAAAAGCTCTATCTCTTAATACATTTCATTCTTCTGGAATATATGGCAAATCCATATCTTGTAAAATTCATAAAAAAGTATCAGGATTAAAATTGTCTATGTGCATAGTTAAACATTTTTTACATAAATCCATGCGGGTTCCGGTCTTTGCGCAAATAAAATTGAGACTCTTCATCCATAACCTTGCCGCATTTCTGACACGCTTTTAAATTACCCATTATCACAACCCCTTTCCTTAGTTTTTTTATTTCTACATTCTTTACATATACTATAATATCCGGTCTTTTGCAGTATTATTTTTTGAAAAGAACCTATTATGAGCTAATTTGATTTGTCCACATTTAGAACATTTTTTTCATTTTCCATATTCTTGATAAGTATAATACCATATTAAATAATCTTCTTTAGCCTGTTCTGCTAAAAGTTTTGGAATTTTATTACGCCATAAAGAAGATAAATATTCTATTGTATAGGTTAAATCAAATTCTTGTTTTAATAAAGCTTGAATGTCTGCATTACTCTTCCCATCTATTTTATAAATTAATAGTTTATAATATAAAGGATGGTTATCACGCAATGTTTTTTCAATTAAATTATCTAAATCTTGCATTAAGTATCAAAAATCTCAAGTAAATTTATCATAACAATCCTCTTTTAACGCAGAATAGTTACATAGTAATGCGCAAATATGAATTGGATTAAATAAACTAATAAGGCAATCACTGACCGGTTCGCCGGTTTCCGCATTAATAGTAATATTTTCTGGTAAACTAACCCTTGTTAAATTCTTAACTATTGTTTTTGCCGCCATAGGTGGTTTATATGAATTTTTAATAATATACTGTTGTTGATGCATTTCAATTAATGCTTTTTTAACAATGTATTTTTGTTTTCCAACCGCCTTTTTTTCCATGCGCTCCATAATTTGAATTGCTTCTTTTAAATCCCTTAATGGTTTTATTTCTTCTAAATCTTTTTTAGTTATTTCTTTTTTATGTGTTAATAATATATTTTTATCATTTTCAATCATCATTTGTCATAAACCATCTTCGCCATTTTCTAGTGATTCTGTAATCTGTTGCATAGATGTTTCTCTTTTATTTACTGTTATCATTCTATTATCTGTTAAAATTAATTTGCTTTTCTTTTCTTCTGGAGTCATTGCGGAAACAATATAATTTGCTAAAATTTCTATGTACTTTTCATTTTCTAATTGATCATTAGCTAGTGTTGGTAATAAACTAGCAACAAATCCAACGCGATCTGCCGCAGTTTTTAACGTATAATCTAACTTCTTATGTGTTTGTTCTGTTTCCGTTTAAAAACATCTCCTTTCTCAATCTTTTTCATCTTTATTGTACCACAAAATTTTCTTTTTGTCAAGAGCTAAGTTAATATATATTAATTGATTTTAACCAAAAAATATTATATAATATAAATATAAAGAAAATAAAATAAGGAAGGTTGAAAGACCGATAATCGGCTCCTTCCGCAGGAGGTATTATAGAAATGGAAAAGAATAAAATTCATCAAATATTATCAAATTATAATAATTTAAGTGAACAAGAGCAAAATAGTATACAAGGATTGTATGCGGCAGGACAGGTAGCATGCGAAGAAAACGGGGCTATTGATGCCATGAAGCAAATATTGCCGCTTGAATTAACTAAAATTTGGGGAAGAAGTCATAACAATATTGACAAATATGAGTTAGAAAGTATATATAGATTTTTTGAAAGGATGATGAATAATCGCGATGATTAGTGCTAAAGAAGCTTATGAAAAAAGTAAAGAAAGTGCAAAAAGAAATGTTGAAAAAGCATTGAAACAAATAGAAGAGGCTATTGCCGCAGCTACCGAACGAGGAGAATTTTCAGTTTATTTTAGAGAAAAGCATGGAGAATATTATGATGTAGAAGTGGTAAAAATTTTAAAAAATAAAGGTTTTAGAATTAGAATGGATTGTGCGGAAATTGATGATTATGGTTATTACTATTGTAAATATTTGAAAATTAGTTGGAAAAATAGAGAAGGTAAACATCCTTGGCTTGTAAGAATGTCAAAAATATTATTTGGAGATGAAATATAATAATGAGAAAAGTAAGAATTAGAATGTCTAAATCTTTGTTACCTAAACCAAGTAAAATAATGAAAAGAGGAATTTATGAAATAATAAGTAATACTAAACCTCGTGATTATGGAAAGAGAATAAGAAAAGGTAAATATTAAAATTAAAGAAAAGGTAAATGGGAAATGAAAAAAAATTTTTGGAGGGTTTATGTACCAGGCCAAATATTTTTTCAAAAGTCAAGTTTTAAAAATCCTGAAACACTACCCCCACCTAAGAGTTCCTAGGGTACGTCACTAGCTACAGCATTATGCTTGCTCGGCTCGCTTGCGTTTGTGGCGAGCCGAATTTTAGTTTACATAATAACTTGCAGTTTTTTGTTTCAGTGAATTCACGAACAAACATTCAATAGGAAATCCTAAAACCTTACAGTATCAAGGGTTTCAGTACTTTGACTAAAATTAAAAAAATTTTTTAAATTTTCTACGAACATCTGTTTTAGATTGATTACACTTTTGTGTACAATTGATGAAGTGCTTAATACTCTAAGGTTTCAGGAGATGCGGGAGCGCTTAGTTTACATAATAACTTGTAATTGTAGTATTATTTTTGTAACACAATTGTAATAATTTTGTAACATAAATGTAATAAAAAACTATTGACAATTAATAGCAAAAGTAGTATAATAAAGATAATCAAAGAGAGATACAAAGAAAGGAATTGATGAAAATGAATAAAAAAAGAATAATTAAAATGATTAAAGAAAGTCAAGTGTTAACAAAACAAGAGAAGAAAG